GGTGGTGAACCATTACTCAATCCAAGGTGTGAGGAGATAGTCAATGCATGTAGATCACATTCTAACTCTCCTGTGTATCTTTACACCAATGGTTTACTTCTCTTTCAGAATGAAGACTGGATCAGAAAAGTATTAGAAGACCCTAAGGTGTTCCTACGCATCAGCATACACCTCAAGGAAGTGGAAGATATAATAAAGAAATTCAATCATCCAAAGGTACTGGTGACCGAACATCATACTGGTCAGGATAGGTGGTTTGATTCTATAAAGAAGAGAGATGGTAAAGTATATCCATACAATCAAGGTAGGATTGCTAAGAGTTATAAGGTATGTTCATGCCCTAATACACAACTATTCAAGGGAAAGTTATGGAAGTGTCCTAACACTGCTTTCTTACAAGAACTACTGTCTGTCACAGAACAGAGTGAAGAGGAAGAGTGGCAAGAGTATCTTGTAGATGGACTTGATATTAATTGTAGTGATGATGAGTTGACAAAGTTCTGTATGAATAGTAGACTACCTGATAACGTATGCAACATGTGTACATCTAAACCTTTACACTTTAGTGCTGCCATTCAAGAGCATGGTAAACGTAATGTTATCATCTCTAAATAAAACACTCGCAACAACTTATGCCAACATATCCAGTAAAACATAAAGAGACAGGTGAAGAGAAAGAACTTTACATGTCTATGAAAGAGTATGATCAGTGGAGGGTGGACAATCCTGACTGGGATAAAGACTGGTCTAAAGGAGCAGCGTCAGCAGTCAGTGGCACGGGAGACGTGTATAGTAGGACAGATGGTGGATGGAACGAAGTTCTGTCTAAGGTATCACAAATACCAGGTTCCAAAGTAAAACCACAGAAAACTACACACTTCTAACATGCCTAGAAAAAAGAAGATGTCCACCAGTGTTGGTGCTGGAATGACTGCGAAGCAAATGAAGAGGAAGAAACCATATAATTCTGACATGATGGTTGATGTTCAACCTATCACTGCCAACCAGAAAATTGCATTCAAATCATACGAGGAGGGTAAAAACTTATTCTTGTATGGTGCAGCAGGTACTGGTAAAACATTCATCACATTATACCAAGCACTTCAACAAGTTCTCAATCCTATGACACCATATCATAAGGTTGTCTTGGTAAGATCGTTGGTGTCAACAAGAGAGATAGGTTTTTTACCTGGCGATCATGAGGACAAGGCAGCACTGTACCAGATACCATACAAAAATATGGTCAAGTATATGTTTGAGTTGTCGTCAGACAATGAGTTTGAAATGCTATGGGGTAACCTCAAAGCACAGGAGAGTGTGACCTTCTGGTCAACATCATTCATACGAGGTACAACATTAGATAACTCTATCGTAATCGTGGACGAGTCACAAAACTTGAATTTCCATGAGTTAGATAGTATAATAACTAGAGTAGGTGAAGACACAAGGATCATGTTCTGTGGTGACGTTGCACAGACTGACCTTATAAAAACCAACGAAAAGAATGGCATCCTTGATTTCCAAAAGATCATATCCAGAATGCCTGAGTTTGATCTCATCGAATTTGGTATCGATGACATCGTTAGGTCTGGACTCGTCAAGAGTTACATCACAAGTAAAATTGAATTAGGTATGTAATGTTTAATCATGTAGAATGTGACCTTCCTACGTTAGATAGGAAGACTATTGAGGGAGTGCGATACTATACTGTCAACGACAGACCGATGGTGTCCATCACCTCGGTCACCTCCCACTTCAACAAACATATCTTTGTTGATTGGAGGAAGAGAGTTGGTAATGAGGAAGCAGATAGGATTACAAAGAGAGCAACCAGTCGTGGCACTAGAGTACACACACTAATTGAGAAGCACTTACTCAATGAGGATGTGAAGTTGGACAACCCTAGCAGTAAGATGTTGTTTACTCAAGCGAAAAAAACTTTAGGAAATATAAATAATATATACGCCCTAGAGAAAAGTCTATTCAGCAGCGAGTTAGGTGTTGCTGGAACTGTTGATTGTATAGCAGAATATAATGGTGAGTTATCTATTATTGATTTCAAAACTGCTGCGAAACCTAAACCTAGAGATTGGATAGAGAATTATTTTGTACAGGCAGCAGCGTATGCTTGTATGTTTTACGAGAGAACTAATATTCCTGTAAAGAAACTTGTGATCCTCATGACGTGTGAGAACGGAGAGGTGACAGTTTACGAAGAGTATGATAAAATGAAGTATATGAAACTACTTGTAAAGTACATCGAAAAGTTCGTGGAGGACAAATGCCAAGCAAAACAGAAGTAAGATCAATGCTGAAGACAAAGTTCCTGTGTCAGGATAAGTTTTCTAATGACATTGAGATGTTAGTGAAGGACAATGCAGAGATGAATTACATCGAAGCAATCTGTCACTACTGTAGTGAGAACAACATAGAGATAGAGAATGTCAACAAACTTATTTCTAAACCATTGAAGGAGAAGTTGAAAATGAATGCTTCTAACCTAAATTATTTGAAGAGAACATCGAGGGCAAAGTTCCTTGCTATCTAATGCAACCTTGGAAAGAACTGAAGATTGCTTCTGCGTTCGTCACTGACGGACTGGAAGAACTATATGATAAGGTAAAGTATATAAGATCTGTCAAAGGTTTTTGGATAGATAATTTCAAGGACGTATCAGAGAAGGAGATAGAAGAACTACAAAAGATAAGACCTACTACTAGAATACTGTGTCTACACACGATGAATGGTTGTAACCTTTCCTGTAAGGGTTGCAACCATAATAGTAGTTTACTATCTACAAAGAGTGTGGTTGACATAGATGAACTGCTAGAGGATGTCAAGAGAATATTGCCACAGATATATGTGTGGAGTCATGTCAGTATCATAGGTGGAGAACCATTACTAGAACCTCGTACACAAGAGGTGACAAAGGTAGTCAGAGAACTGGTTGCATCCACAGGACAATCATGCTATGTAAAACTATTCAGTAATGGATCACGTCTGATGCAGTGCAAGGACTGGATCATAGATGAGATGGAGCAGGGTGTCATCTTTAGATTGACCTTCCATCGTGCATGGTACAGTAAGATAGGTAGGAGAGAGTGGGAGAATGCATATGAATTCATCAAGGAGTGTGAGGATAGAGGTGTCATAGACAAACTAGAGATGACAGAGGCAGCAAGATATCCTAATGGTGATAGACGTGAGTGGTTTGATCTGTTCAGATATGATATCAAACCTGACAAGGTAACATACTACCCGTGGGAAGACGGCAAACCAGCAGAGTCATTCAAGATATGTTCTTGCCCCAATGCTCAGTTATATAAAGGACGACTGTGGAAGTGCTCTATGATAGCATATCTGTACGAGTCACTAGCAGCGACAGATCAACTAGATGATGAGTGCTGGCAGAAGTATCTTGCATACGAACCACCACAAGATATAAGACAAGCACTGGAGGAGGTAGACAAACCACATGACATCTGTAACATGTGCCCTGCTAATCCTAAATGGTATCATGCCAACAAGCAGTTAGACCCTGCTCTCAAGAGAACAGTATGACAGAGAGGAAGAGAGATAAGAAACATATATGGTCACCTAGGAGACAGTTCAAGAAATATTATACAGAGAACTTTCAACCAGAACCTAAGGAGACATCAAATAAACCTACGTTTAGAATGCTCAGTGTGCACTCACATAATGGATGCAACATGGCATGCAGAGGATGCAATCATCACAGCAGTGTCCTGTCACCTGGCAGTTCATTGTCTATTGATTCATTGCTTAGAGACCTTGAGATAATATTACCTAGAATATATGTGTGGAGTCACGTGAGTGTGCTTGGTGGTGAGGCATTGATAGAACCAAGAACAAAAGAAGTGTTGAAACTTATAAGAGACATGACTGATGGAGTGTACGTAAAGATATTCTCTAATGGTTTACTCATACCACAGAACACCGACTGGATTCTAGAACACATGAAAGAGGGAGGCATCTTTCGTATAAGTTTACACATACCACCCACAGATCCTCGTATAGGACGTACAAATGTTATGGGCGACATAACATATAAAAATGTAAGAGACTTCATTGAGGTGGCACAGAGAGAGGGTATAGACATGAGTTTGTTAGAGATATCAGAAAATTGGGATGACTTATGGTTTGATGTGCTACAATGGAAGGACAATAAGTTTTATCCTTACGAGGATAACAACATTGAAAAATCATTTGAGTATTGCACTGCACCTAATGTTCAGTTATACTCAGGTAAACTATGGAAGTGTCCTAGCATTGCTTACCTGCATGAGACACTAGCATCTACAGGACAGTTGGAAGAACCTGTGTGGCAGAAGTATCTAAGATACAATGCAACTCCTGTTGATGCTCCCATAGAGGACATACATGTCATGGCACAGGAGGTCTTGTTACCTCATGATATATGTAATAAGTGTCCTTCTAATCCAAAATGGTACAGAGCAAACAAACAATTGAAAGGAGTGAAGCAACTTGCACCTCAGTATGACACCGTTTGATACCTACAAACAATATCTTGCTTTCAAGAATCATTTTACAAGGGAAAAGTATGACTACCATAGGTATGGTGGTAGGTCAAAGGCAAAGGTAGAATCATTCTATAAAAGAAAGGACAGATACTTCTTCGAGAAGACATCAAGAAAGTATAAAGATGAAGAGGTCTGTGACTTCTTCCTCGCTAACTTCGTAGCAACTGACAACCCACAAGGTGTGTGGATAGGTAACATGATCAGGTCAGGTGAGGTTGTATACAAGGACTGGCAGAAGAGACAGCAGAGTTTGTTCTACAAGTTCAAGCAACAATCAGATGAGATGATGGATGAGTATGATTATGAAGAGTTCTTTGATGCATCCAAAGGTCACCCACCTGTACTCAAGGAGCACCTAGCAGGTAGGATAAGTGTAGAGGAGATGTGTATCTATGAAAAACTGTTTGGGTACTGTAAAGACTATGACAAACAGTTAGATGACCCTGTGTGGAGGACTGTAGGACTGAAGATAAGGAAGTACTTACCCTTTCTAAATATTGACAAGAAAAAATATAGAAGTTATCTTATGAGTCGTATCAAGGAGAAAGATGAGTAAGTTTTTCAATTCCGAACAAGTAAAACTGGAGTTGCAAGACATACAAGACTTGCAAAAAGAATTGTATGATGTCATCATGAAGTTTCCTTTTATGAGTGACGAAGCAAAGGTCATACACATTGATAGTGTTTTAGAACTACTTGAGAAGCAACAAATAATGTGGACAAGAATATCACTGTCAGATGACCCACTTGCAATGGAGATGAAGAAAAATATAAGAGAGGGATCAACACAACTTGGATTCGGTGATGCAGATATGAATATGATCTTCTCTAACATGAAGAATACCCTTGAACAAGTACAAAAATCTTTGAAAAACTAATGTCATTTTTGATTCATAATTTACCACCGTACTCGGTGTATGTGAGAAAGGAATTTTTATACGACCATCAGAAAGGTCATGGTGAGATAACACCAGGCACATGGATATCAGTCAAGAGTGTGCAGCACAAAGCATTATACTTTGAGACACTGTTGACAGACTACGGTGCATTGTTTGACAAGTTACCACTCAGTGCATTTGTGTGGAAGAAAGACTATAACCCAGACGAATTATTACCACTTGACACACTACAGTTGTGGGATTGTTTTGACTATGACCTGACTGTCATAGAGAAACCATTACTCAATCGTTGCTCCTTCTTTGGTAAGGACAAACAGTTACATGATGGACAGT